CCTGAATACGGCCTTCGGCAAGGCCACCCAAAATGGCGCGCTGAACTTCAACACCTACGCCAACTGGTACGAGGGTTTGCTGCAGAACAAACAGGCCTATGCGGCGCTGATGAACAACCTGCCGCAGCCGGCCAGGAAGTCACTGTCGGACCTCTATCGAGTGGCTGACAACGTGCGCAAAGCCACCCGCGAGCGCATCACCACCGGCCGCATCCAGGCCGTCCAGCAGGAACTGCAGGGCGCAGATACCCTGGTGGGCAATATCTTCAACATGGCCAAGCGCGCTGCAGTCGGTATTCCGGCTGAGGCGGCCACCAGTGCGATGGGTCTGCCTGGCGCTGGCATTGCATCCGGCCTGACGGCCGCCTTGACCAAGGGTGCCAAGCCCGAGGTCATCAAGGCAGCCGACGAGCTGATCGCATCGCCTGCATTCCAGCGCCTGGCGGTGGAAGGTGCCACCAGTGCGACCCCCAACGCGGCCACGGTGAAAGCTGTGGCCATGTCTGCAGCTTTCCGGCGATTTGCCGATGCGGCCAAGATGCCGCGTGAGTTGAGCTGGCGCGAGCGCTGGCTTGTGCAATCCATGCAAGGTGCAGGACAATTTGATCAGGAGAACCAACGATGAGCACTGTCTCAATACCCGCACCCTATCCAGCTTTTGCCGACATTGACGGCCAGCCTCTTGAAGATGGCTATATCTGGATTGGCGCAGCCGGTCTGAACCCGATTGGCAATCCGATCAACGTCTATTGGGACGCTGCACAGACGATTCCTGCGGCATTGCCTATTCGTACACGTGGAGGTTATCCAGTCAACAGCGGAACGCCTGCTAGATTGTTTGTGGGAAGTGATTACAGCATCCAGGTACAGAACAAAAACGGCAGCGTGATTTACACATCGCTGCTCGATAATCTGTACTCTGGTGGTGGTGGTGGCTCTATCACTTCAAATGCCACTGGCGATGGTGTGCAATTGATTTTCCCAGTCACATTCATACCGTCAGCGATCTATATCAATGGCGTCTATCAAAATCAGAACACATATTCGGTTGCGGGTGGAAACGTGACTTTCACGCAGGCACCTCCTCAAACTTCTGTCATTGAGTTTGTGTTGGGATAAGGATAAAGAAATGCTAAAAACCGTCTCATCAATCACCAATGCCATTGGTGCATTGAACTACAAAGGCACATGGAATGCCAGCACTAACACGCCTGCTCTGGCTTCAGGTGTTGGAACCAAAGGCGATTACTACGTTGTCAGCGTAGCAGGAAGTACCACGCTGGACGGCATCAGCAATTGGGGTGTTGGTGACTGGGCAGCCTACAACGGAAGCGCCTGGCAGCGAGTTGAGGGTGGCGCTGATTTGAATGGCGTCAACTTGTCTGTGAGTGGCACAAGCACACTGTCTGCATTGACGGCATCGACTGCCCTGGCTCTGAATGCCAGCAAAGAAGTTGTGAGCGTCACCAACACCGGCACAGGAAACAACGTACTAGGCACCTCTCCTTCCATTGCCACGCCAACGCTGACCGGCGATGTAAGCATGACCACCGGAAATCTCGTGGTTGGCACAGCAGGCAAAGGCATTGACTTCTCCATTGATCCGGCAGCTCCTGGCATGACCAGTGAGTTGCTTGATGATTATGAAGAAGGCACTTGGACTGGTGCACTGGTGGCTGGAACAAGCGGGACAATCACGCTCAACGCTTCATTCAGAACTGGCTCATATACAAAAATTGGTCGATTGGTAACCGTTACTGGCCTGTTTTATGTTGACAGCGTTTCATCCCCTGTTGGCTCTCTTTCGCTGACTGGTCTACCTTATGTGATCAATAGTGGTGGCGCATTCGCAAGAACAGCAGCTGCTGTTTCTGCAACTGGTCTGGCCGCAACAGCAACAACTGCAATTACTGGACGAGGGCTTGCTGCGGAATCGCAGATTCAATTGCACAAATATGTTGCAGGCTCAATTGCAGACTTGGCTGGCGATGTTAAAGCAGACTCACAGTTTTATGTGTCTATGTCTTACATCACGGTTTAAGGAGAAAGTATGGCACTGACCAAAGTCTCTTATTCAATGATTGCTGGAGCACCTGCCAGCGCCATTGATTTGGGTGTTGACAGCACTGGAGCAACAGACTGTTCGTCCGATCTGCAGGCTGCGATTGATTCAGCCACTGCTGCTGGTAATTCCTTGTTTATTGGTAGTGGAACATTCAAGATCGACAACCCGGTTTCGATCACTTGTTCCGTGTTTGGACTTGGCACAGCGAACACGGTTTTGCAACTGTCGCGTGGAATCACAATTGACACAAGTGGCGTCATTGTTCAAGGTGTGCGCTTCAGTTCTGATGACGATGTTTTGAACACTGAAACAGGGCAGCTTCAGATTGCCGACAATGTGACCGATGTTCAGATACTGGACTGTCAGTTTGGTGATGTGGTCAACACAAACGGTGCTTACACAGACACCGCGCAGCTTGGATCATATTGCCTGTTGATCAGTCAAGAAGGTTGCAAAAACACCATCGTGCGTGGCTGCTTGTTCAAGAACATGCACAAAACAACTGTGCTTGATACTACGGGCACAGACGGATTCACAGGTGGAGTGTTTATATATTCGCCAGAAGTTTTTGGTGTTGACAACGCATCAACAGTGCAGATCACAGACTGCACATTTGAGGATATGAGCAGCCCAGGTGCATCTACGCCAGAAACAGCAGATGCAGACGCCATCCGTCAGTTATGCCCAGTGACAAACGACAAAGAGCGTTACGGTTCACTTGCAATCCGTGGATGCACTTTCCGAGAGATTGTAAAATCTGCTATCAAGATTGCATCGTTCTCCAACGTGTCCACCTCGGACTGCGATATTTTCTCGGCCACTGGTGCTTTGTACACGCAATCTGGCATTCGCTATCAATATGCGCTGAACAGTTCGATTGCTGACATTCGACTGTACGGCGAGTTCGACTATGGCGTTGTTTCTCAAGGCTCGAATGTGTCCGTGAATGGTGTTTACCACAGCAACAGTAAGCAAGTGGTGACGCCACCAACTCCATCGTTCGGGACGGTCAATGGTCGCATCAACAACACACTGCTGTTGATGATTCAGGCAATTGGCAACGACTACGTTTACGTCAGCAATGTCACTGGTATCAACTGCAAACAGGTGATGTCAATTGTTGGCCCAAATTTGACTGATCGTGCTGGAACAAACAACGTCATTGTTTCTAACCTGTATGCCACAATCAATGATTTTGGAGATGCAACAGGAAACACCTCTGTTTGTGATTTTGCCAACATTGAGAATGTCGTACTGAACAACGTCAACCTGCTGCCGCCATTCAAAGACGACGGCACATTTGATCTGACCGGAATCACCCGATACGGCATCCAATCGGTTCGCGTCAACAAGTTGACTGTTCAAAACAGTAGCGTTTATTTTTCAAACCGAGCAATTGATTTTGGAATCAACAACGAACTGTGGGCAAAGCCTCAGTCTCTGGTTGTTCAGAATTGCCAGTTTGATTCTGTTGATGCTATTTTTGGTATCACACGAATTATCAGTTTCGGTGTTTCTGCTACAACCAATCTTGAGTTTGTCAAGCTGAATGGTTTGACGTTCAAGGTTCCGATGGCTGACGCATATGGAAAAACAATAATTCAAGGCCTGAATACTGAACTACTTGAGGTTTCCGACATTCAAGTCAAACATACAACAGTAAACACAAACTATGCTCGTGTTTGTAATATTGATGGAAGTGTTGACCGATCAGTTATTTCAAATGTGACTGTGACAGCCAACACTGACCTTGGATCGTTAACACAATTGACAACTAACCCTGTTGTCTACTCATTTGACGGCACAAACTGCACCATTGACAACATCGATGGTGGGTATCAAGATGGCGTGTTGATTTCAAATTCTTTTGTTCTTGGATCATTGACAAACATCAAAGCAACAAACGACGCATTGATTCTGTATGCCGGTCTAAGCAGTGCAACGACATATTTGGAAAAGGCAAGCATTCGAACAAATGGGGTGCCATTCCCATAACCGTGCCAGTGCGGATCGCTGGATTCTTGGTTTTGATTGGAGATCAAAATGGCTTTGGAAAAAATCGAAATTGTTGACCGCATCGAAGTGGTCGAGTCTGGTGTTGTGCAGGTTCGCACCAAGACTGCCATCATGGAAAATGGCAAGCGAATTAGCGGCAGCTATCACCGCCACACAATCGCCCCAGGCGCTGATTACAGCGCTGAGGATGCCCGTGTTCAGGCAATTTGCGCAGCCACGCACACACCTGATGTGATCGCTGCATACAAGGCAGCCACTGCTGCACGAGGAGTCTGACATGGCCACCAACAGTCAAATCGCATTCAATCCGCAAGGCGAGACCGTAGTCATCGCGGCTGCAGTCGCACCTCCGCTTGGCGTGCAAGTGCCGGTCTACCAAAAGTTCTCTGATCATGTGGCTGGCCAGATGCGCATCGTCAACGCCAGCGCCAACACTGTGCATCTGGGCTACGGTCCGACCGCTGCCGAGGCCCAGGCCAACGCTGTGGCAGCCACTGCAGGCAACCCTGCACCCAGCATCCCGCTGGTGGCTGGCGCTGTTGAAATCCTGCGCTTCTCTGCTGGTCTGTACTTCAGCGGAGCAGCCGGTGCTGCCTCGACGGTCTACATGACCCCTGGCGAAGGTCTCTGATGGAGTCGGACACGATGCTGCGGGAACAACAAGAATGCATTGACTTGGTCAAGTACGGTGTGCTCTGGCAGAAGGTCCAGGAGATGGACAAGAAGGTCGACAAGCTGGAGCGCAGTATTGACGAACTGTTAGCGTTGGCAAACAAGAGCAAAGGCGGGTTTTGGTTTGGAATGAGCGTTATATCTGGGCTTTCCGCCATTCTTGGGTTTTTTATTAGCGATGGAAGATGGTCTTGAGCCACTCTTTTGTGCTGTAAAAGCGCCGAAAGGTGCTAGCGCGCAGTAACAAACGTGCGTTATCGTTCGTGCATGCGAGAGTAGTGCTTTCAAATACTTTGGGGTTGTTTTTATGGCGGATGAGGATATATCTCCGTTTGCGTTGCTTGCTCTGAGAAAGACGGACCCAAAGGGATTTTTCCCGAAGTTATTCTCTAGGCTCACTCGGCTTCGCTTGATGACACGATACCCGCATGGCGGGATAGTTGTTGACGGAGTTTTGTATCACGCCACATTCAAAAACCAGCTGAATTGCGAAGATTTCAACCCAGAGGGGTGGGACTTGTTTCATGTCCCCGTAAATCGAAATGTCGTCCTTCTGCGATTTTTCAGGTCATACGGTGCAAAATACGACTGGATTTCGCTGTTAGCTTTTATAGTCCCGTGGCGAGTGTCAATGTCTGAATGGTTTTACTGTTACGAGTGGTGCTGGTTTGCTTTGACCGGGGAAATGCCGAAACGACGTATCACCCCCGAAGATTTGCTTACTCTGTCAGGTGGTCGGTATGGTAACTAAACAACAAGAAAAGCCGGTAGCGTGCGGACCGTGGACATGGTTTGTTGAGAAGGTTTTGCCAGGTCTTTTTGTCGCTCTTACCTTGTCAGTCATCGCAACATCTGTTGCAATGTGGCAGAGTGTGGCAAGGATTACAGCAAGTCTTGAGAGCCATCAAGAGCAGATCGCAGACTTAAGACAAGAGGTCAAGCTTGTTAGGGAGCAGGCTGTAATGCGGTCTGAGTTATTGGAGACCTTAAAGCGCGTGGAGCAGCAGCTACATATTGCTTTACTTGAAGCAAGACTTAATGCCAAAAACTCAATCAAATTGACAAAATGAGACTATCAAAGCACTTCACGCTTGATGAGATGGTTGCATCACAGTATGCGACAAGGCACGGTATAAACAACCTCCCTAACGTCGATGTGATTGCAAACTTAGAGCGTCTTTGCCTTGATTACTTAGAGCCGTTGAGAGCCATTGTCAACGCCCCAATCATTGTGTCTAGTGGATACCGTTCACCAGCGCTTAATAAAGCCATTGGCGGATCAATGAGCAGCGCTCACATGGTTGGATTAGCTGTTGACTTATCTGTGCCAGGGATGTCAGTCTATGACGTGTGCAAACGTGCGGCTCTTGTCATCCCGCACTTTGATCAAATCATTGACGAGTTCGGATCTTGGGTGCATCTGTCAATTACTAATAAAACCATTAAGCCACGTCGCCAACATTTGCAAGCGCGAAGAGATAAAAACGGGTCTGTAACTTATAGCGCGGCGTCTTTTGTATAGGGTGGTCATATGAATCCAGTAATTATTGCAAGCCTTGTCCGTCACGTGTTGACTGGATTGGGTGGTGTGTTCGCGGCTAAATACGGGGTTGACGGGGAGACTTTGGACGGTGTTATTGGCGCCGTATCAACGATCATCGGGTTCGGGTGGTCTGTATACGACAAGCGCCGCTTAGATAAATAAGATGAAAAAATTGAAGGCGTTTTTATCAAGGGTTTTTAACTTGACTAAACGCCTTCAAAAGCTTGATTGATTTGCTAATCCAGGCATTCGACATTCTTTAGCCTTGCTTGAATCTCTATAGTTCTCGCTGCGTCGCGTAGTTTTGACGGGTTTGTCTTTGAGAATACTTTTAACGCAATTGCTATAAAGGTTTCGATCTCGGCCCAAGCTCTCTCGTCGGTTTGCGCTGCTATTGGTCGCAGTCGATCAACTGCTGACACTATGTCGGCAGCGATCTCAGAAATGTCGGTGCGGGATTGCCTCATTTTTGCGCTCCGGTGGGGTTACTTAATCCGCACTGCGTTTTCGGTTGGTGCTGGTCGAGTCACGTTGCGCAGTTTGTCGAGCGTGACGTGCTCCACCAGAATCTCCGACGCAATCGGTTTTAGTGCATCCACTACCGGCGCAGCCTCTTTGATTGGCACAGTCTGACAATGCAATTTAGGCTCAGCACACGGCGGGGCGTTGTAGCGGTAGAAAACGTTGATCATTTTTGGACTCTTAAGTATTGCTTACAAGTTGACAATGCCTAACCGTGTCTATGGCCATCAGGCTATCTTTGACCATATCGAGGACTAGCTCGGGATGGTCATGCTTTACCCCTTGCTCGGATTGCGGCGGCGCAGTCCGTGTACCCCGCGGTGTCATAGCAGACAGGTTCAAGTGTTTCGCACACCTTGGCGCAAGCCTCGCGTTCGGCAGCGGCAATAAGGGCGGCAAGATGTTCAAGGCGGTTTGATCCGTCATCGTTCCAGTTCTTATGCCAGTCAATGTCTGCCTCCCGCGCCATGTCGATGATTTCATCGCGTGTCATTTCTGCCCCTGGTCCTTAAATTACAGCTCACATTACCGTCGCCATAGCCGCAGCCGTCGCCATAGCCGTTGCCGTTTCCGTAGCCGTAGCCGTCGCCGTAGCCGTAGCCGTCGTGGCCGTAGCCATAGCCGTTGCCGTTGCCGTAGCCGCCGCCATAGCCGTAGCCGTCGCCGTAGCCTTCACCGTAGCCGTTGACGTTGCCATAGCCGTATCCGTATCCGTATCCGTCGCCGTATCCGTCGCCGTAGCCGCTGCCGGCGCCGTTGCCGTAGCCTATTGGTTTAAACATCAGGCACCCCAGTCGTCTGACACGGGCACGCAGAAAATCTCGGCGCCCTCTGGGATATCAACGCCATTCGGCATTGGCTTAAGTGTCAATTTCGGCGATTTTGGATTTGCAATTACTCCGTCGAATCCAATACTTTCCCACCGGAATACGTGTACAGCTCGATCTAATTTGATGCGTCCATTTTCACGAGTCACATCCCCGGCAAAAATCCATCCTCGATCCACGACCACGACGGCTCGCGATCCTTTAATTTGCTGTTTAACTTGATCGGCTTTGACATACTCGATACCGTTGATAGTGATTGTGTTCATTTGCGATTCCATGATTTTTCCTTAGTTAATCTATTGTGCTTGAAAGTATCTATTTGATCCTCTTTGGTAAAGGGCTCCACGCCTGAAACCCGCCGTCTTTGTGCCACAGCCCAATCACCGCAACACCTCCATCAGTCAGTAGCAGCAACTTTCGACCAACCGGAGGACTTTGTTTCGCAGGATCACGCCAATACACTTCTCCGGGTTTGGCGCTGCACGCAGATAAATTTACGTTATCTCGCATCGATAATCATTTCTGAATTTGCGGGGCTTTCCAGTTAAGCTTAATTGGCTCTAAATTAGCCCAGAACGAAATGCTTTTTTGTTTGCTTACGTAAAGACCAACCGTATCCGCTAAATAAACAATCTCGCCGTTTTTCGTCATCCATTTAGGTCCTGTCTTGAGGCTCCGCATGTTCGCCAAGTGCGCCTTGCTAACTGACAATTGTTTAGCGGTTTCATCAACAGATAGATACTTCTGTTTTTTAACTTGCGCCGTATTCATATGCGCCACCTATCAATGAGTAGGTTGATTGTCGATTCGCATGCGCATACGCTCCAGGATTGCGCGCATCCTGTCGGCAGCCTCGGAAACGTCGGCAGAGTAAGTGCTTGATTTATAGTCAGCCATAACTGCCGCCTGAATATCAAGCGCAGCATCTTCTAACAACCCTTTAAAATCGTAACTATCATTTTCGTCAATCATTTTTGTCTCCTTTGATTTGTTACATAGGACATGGGCCGTTAAACGGTGGCCATCCGTGCCTATCCTCTTCAGCGATTCCGCGCTCCGCCTGAGACGTCCATATTTCGACCATCTGACAATAACGAGCCATCTCAATGTCATCGTCGTTATCTTTGCTGCACGCAGTAATTAATAACGCCGCACAACACATTAAAAACGGTTTAAAAAGTCGGCACATATTTAGAAAGACTCCATCCAAAGCGGGCACCTGACCCTGCAAGAAAAAACGACACACAGTCCTCGTACTTTCCAGAAAACACAATGTGGCCTTTTTTGTTTTTAATCACGTGATCCCAATTTTTCCAGTTCATGTAAGTCAACTCCATCGGACTCAAGCCCTTTTTTGATGTAGAAAACAATCTGTCCTGCATAGGTTCTAGTGTTTAACTTGGCCTTCTTTCCTATCTCGTTTTTGAGGTATGTCGGAAGGCGAATCGATAGGGTGTTGCTTGGTTGGTTTTTCATGTGTTGATCTCCTTTTTGATCATGAATGTAAGAATATTAGTACAAATACAGTCGTGTGTCAACAGGTGTATCGCAACAAATTACAGGTCGATCACGTAGGCAATGCTTACGCCGTCAATTGCTCCGTGCGGAGCGATCGGTGTGATGATGTATTTAGGCGGGATGATTGCGCCAACTAAGACGCCGACTAGATTTGCGGCCATGTCTTTGAACGACGGGGTACCTGCCCCTGACATGTCGGACAGTTCTTTTGCGATTCCTGGGGCTATGGCAATCGCAATGCCTGTAATCCCTGGATGTGTCCGTGTTGTGATGCTTGAGATAGTGGCAGACGTTGCAAAGTGGGATAGTTTGTCCATCCCTGTTATGTCATCTGCCATCGAGTTTTGAGCGACTCCAATTGAGGACAAAAGCAAAACAATTTTTGCGATGATCTTCAATGGCATTACGCGATGTCTTTGTGGTTAGTCATGCAATCACAAGCACGCCTGCCTTGCTCACATGATCCTCGGCATACTGGTGATGTGCGATTTGATGAAAAAACAACAATCGACAACAATCCTCCGATTGCAGCCAAGACATATATGGCAATCAACAAATTGATCATTTTTCCACATCTTTCACAAATGTCCCGTCCGGCATCAGCGTGCCTTTTCGGTCTTTGATTTGGTCATACGCTCCGCCCAGGCATTTGACAATGCTGATATCTCGTAAAGCGCAGTAGTTGATTAAGCAAACCAGCACATCGCCTACAGCATCTTGGATAGCATCCTGGTCGCGTTTGCCTTCGGCATCGCATAGTTCGCCCAACTCGCTAACCGCCTTCAGCAGCTGACTGCTTGGCGTTGCGTTAGGGATAATCTTTCGTGCTTCTGCCCACCTGATAACTTTCATTTCGAGATCATTCCAGCTCATAAAATCCCCTTCAAATGGTCGTCGGTCACGCATTGGCTAACGCATTCAAGTTTTTGCAAAGCCACCTCAAGAGCACGCCTTAAATCGTCAATCTCCTCCTGCATGCGTGCCTGTATCATTGAGTCGTTAACGATGCCTGTGTGTATATCGCAACGCTCAACCCATGTCGGGATGTGACGACGAGCTGAGATTTTTTTGTTTGATCTCATTTCACCACCTCAGCTTTCCGTAAGACGGCACCAAACCTGCGTCTAAATTCGGCCGCCTGAGCGGCACGCGATGCTGGCCACGTTGCGGTCCACGCTGCGTCCCGCACTGCGTCCCGCGCTGCGTCCCACGCTGCAAATAACTCATCATCAGTTGCTTCGCCGGTCGCGTATCGCTCTGCGACATCTAAAGCATTAATAGATCGTTGGTCTGGCATAAGGTGCTGGACTTGTCTTGCGCACCACACTGCAAACAACCGTGCGTCTCTGTCAATGCCGTCTACTGTGTGCAAACACCATATCGCATCCTCGATACCATTGCTGTCTAAGATGGTTATGATTGATAGCGGTTCATCGTCTGATTTAGTTTTCTTAAGATTACGCAAAAGTTTTTTCCATCCATCAGAGCATGGTTGGTTGGTCCTAATCTTATTTAATGTCGTGTAGTAGGTCATTCATTTCCCTTGGCTTTAGAGATTGCTGAAAAGACAGGTTCAAAAGACCGATTTAAGTTTTTTGCCTGGTTCGTGAATGCCTCATGTATTAAAACCTCCAAATAACTGGGCTTTGTTTTGATCGCGCTAGGCCAACTCGTGTTAGATGAGATTTAAACCACGTTCTGCTTGCCCATTGCGACAATCGCCTCAATAACGGCCATGTAAAGATTTTTCCGTCAAATGATTTGACGCGATAACAATACCCATCGTCGTCAAAGAAAACTTCAATCCCGGAGTCATTTACACATTTCAATAACAATTCCCGGTCATTCATTTTTTCCCCTTTGCAATCTCAGCGGCAGCGCGGACAATGGCGCGGCATGTAGCGGCGGATTGGTCATCTAAAAGTGTAAATAAGTCTATCACAACTCGTGCTTGATATGACTACTTTTTAGCACTAAAATGGAATATCGTCATCAATATCAGACAAGTCTGCACTTGCTTTAACTGTGTTTGGTTTGCTTTGTGTGTGCTCTTTTTTGCCTTCTCCTGTGCCTCCAAGGAGTTTCATAGAGTCGGCTCTAATCTCTGTTGATTGTTTTTCTATCCCGTCTTTGTCTTGATACTTGCGAGTAACGATCTTTCCGCTTACATAGACAAGAGTGCCTTTTTTTACCCAGGTTTGGACAATTTCTGCCAGCTTTCCAAAGACGCTCACGCGATGCCATTCGGTCGCCTCGCGTTTTTCTCCTGTTGCTTTGTCCGTCCATTTTTCTGTTGTTGCGATTGAAAACGACGCGACGATATCGCCGTTTTGCAGGCTGCGAACGTCAGGATCGCGCCCGACGTGTCCAATAATTTGCGCTTGATTTAACATGTGAGTTACCTAGTGTTAAGAAAATCGACTGTTTTAGACACGTCAGCCTCTCGTGTTTAGTAAATGTATTGTGTGAGATACGTCAGAAAGAAAACGATTGACCGACTCGCTGTATTTATCAATTAATGACTGATCGCGATCAACTCTAATAATCTCGAGCATTAAATGCTCTGGTAGGCGCGGATCGAAGCTCACAAAGTCAACCCATTGCCGACCCGTGCAGGCCATCTGCCACTGCATTTGCGGTATGTACTCGGACGGCGCTTTTTTGCTTGTCAGCGTCTGAATGTGCGTTTTTGTATCGGGGCACTTGATCTCGATTAGCCCGTCATCGCCCACCAAGCCATCCGGGCTTGCTCCGGTCATCGCAATAGTCGGATGATCAACAAAACCGACCTCGGTCACAATCAGCCCGGTTTCCGTCTCATAAGCAGACCTGGCCATCGGTTCGCAATCGACACCCCATTGCATAGCGGCAGACGTAAAGCGTGGCGTGCTTTTGCCTGTCAGGCGCTCGGCAACTAGCTCGATGCGGTAATTGGCTCGCGCTGCGGCCTCTCCGGTTTTGATCGTTGCCAGCACATCAGATAATCGGCTTGCCGTAACTTTGCCAAGCCTAGCCGAGTACCATTCTTCGCTGCATTGGTCCATTATTCAGCCGCCTTTTGTGCTGCTGCTTTAAGCGATGCGCCGTGTTTTTGCCAAAACGCAGCTTTTTCCGGGCTCTTTGCCAGCTTTCCGAAAGCCGCTGCTAGAGCTTCTTGCCCAGCTAAAGCAGCCTCGCGCAATCCAGACAGGTGCTCTGTCTCGTATGTCTCAATATCCATAACCGGAGCACGCTGCACCACATGCGTCACGGCATCGGCATCGTTATCGCCCTCGGTCGGGATACAAAATGTCTGAAAGGCCGCGTATTTATAAGCCGCCGACATTGCCTTATTTGTAGCCTTGTCTGCGCTATCCATTGCCTCGCCGTAGGTCTTAACCGTGTGTTTGCTGCCGTCGTGACTAGACACAAAGTCAAACTCAGCCTCGACAACGACCGAGAACAACACACCACCTTTAGCACTTGCACGCTCGGTCAGTTCGCGCGACAAGATGCGCGGCATGATCACTAGGCCATGCTTGGCCATAACCGGGGCCAGAGCGTTGTAAACGTCATCGATGCCGCGAAATGAGTAGCCCTGCTGCTGATTTTTGCGGCTCTTGCTAATCCCATCTTGGGCAATCTCAGCCGATACTGCTGCGATCAATTGATAAACGGTTTTGCTCATGTTTAGCTCTTTTTAATAATCAATCATCAAACGCTTCGTCTTGTGCAATTTCGTCAGCGTCAATAGTCGCCGACTCTTCCCAATATCCGACTATTTGGGTGTACAACATGCGACCGGCTTTTTCAAACTTTTTTGCTTTCAAAGCCTCGATTAATTCGACAACCTGGATATCATTAAAAGCTTCGAGAAAATTATCTTCGCTCCACGGGTAATGTTTTTCGCCTTCTGCCATCAGCCTTTCCCTGGCTGCGAAAAATAATCGCTCGAATTCGTCGCCAGAAAAGAAGTCTTGGCGCCGCATGTATCTTTCGAGGTCTATTGTTACCGCGCAATGTTTCATGATGTTTCTGTGTGCTCGTTAGCGACAAAAGAAGTTTAACAGAACACAAACGCAAACGCAAGCACTCTCTACACGTGCGCCAAACGGTGTCAATGTATAGAACACTTGACTCAGACGCGATCGGCCTGTATAGTAGTCTTGTGCTTAAAGTAGGGGGACACGTGAACGAAAAAGACGAAAGCAAAGAGCACTTAAAGCGTGCAATAGATATAGCAGGCGGTTTTCAAAAATTTGGGCGGTTGATGACAGTCAATGGCCCAAAAGGTGTAACTAGGTGCTGTGTCCATTTGTGGCTTAAGCCTGGGAAAAAAGTCCCGGCTGAATACTGCCCTGATATTGAAAAAGCCACTGGTGTTTTGTGCGAACAAATCCGACCGGATGTTAATTGGGCGGTTGTAAGGGGTGTCAAAAGTTAATTTAATTGATGCAAAACTGAGTTAATTTGTTTATAGTGTTACTAGACCCGGCTAGGTTGGAAGTCATGAGCCAACCGAAAAGCGAGCCTCCCGCCTGCAGGTCTACATGCGCCGTGAGAAGCGCAAAAGGCTGGTATCGATACAGTCTCCATTGGGGACGGTCTTAGATACCGTTTTCATCACTCTATGAGTGCACCGGCCCGGTAATTCTCACACTAGGGCCGTCCACCAATGGGGACTTTCATGCCATGTAGATTGATCCGCGATGACATGCTCGAGAGCGAGCGCGTTCTGGCTCTGCCAGTTGAGGCGCGCTGGCTGTATGTCACCATCTTGCTATCAGCAGACGACCTTGGTCTGTTTGAGGCCACTGCGTTCAAGCTGGCCAGGCGCTCGGACATCAAAAGAGAGACCGGAGAGAGGCTGCTAACGATGCTGGCCGACTCCGATTTGGTCCGCCTGTATGAGGTCAACGGCAAGCGTTACGGATTCGTTCCAAGGTTCCGCCAGCGCATCCAAATCAAGAACCTAAAGCACCCGGCGCCGCCTGATGCTCTAATGTGTGACGATGTAGACGCACTCAATAAAATCAAGCACTTAGCATCTAAAACAACCGTTGGGAAACCGTTGGATAACAGCTGCGCAACTGTTGGCCAACCGTCTGAAGCGAAAGCGAAAGCGAAACTAGAAGCGAAAGAAGAACAAAAAGAAGAGACAGAAAAGACAAAACAACGCGCTACGCGCTCGCAGGCTATCGCCTGCCCTGTTGGTGTCGATCCGCAGGTTTGGGCTGACTGGCTCCAGCTTCGCAAGGCCAAGAAGGCGCCGGTCACGCAATCGGCACTTGATCGCATCGAGAGAGAGGCGGTCAACGCCGGCATGAGCCTGCAAGACGCGATGGCCTATAGCTGCGCCAGGGGATGGGCCGGGTTTGAGGCGGAGTGGATACGGTCTGCGCAGCACTCCACTGCAAAGCCATATTCCCCGGAGCACAAGTACGCCGCTGCGGGCCGGGCACTGTTTGACGGAGTTTTCGATGATTGACGCTCGCGCCCTAGTTGCTCATGCTGCCCAATCGGCAAGCACGCCTACAGAACCGAAGCAGGCAAGCGACATGATCCGCAAGTTATTTTTGCTGATGCACGGCGCTTACGGAAACGCGTTTATGTCCAAGTTTGCGACCGGAGAAAAAGACGGACGAGGCAAGGACAAGGGCATCCGTGCTGCGATGCTGGTCTGGGATGCCAAACTGGCCGCATACCCGTCGCAGACGGTCGATAGGGCCGTTTCGAAGTTGCAAGAGCACTTTAAAACTTTTCCGCCTGGGCTTTTTGAGTTTGAAGAGCTTTGCAAATCGTTATTACCACCTAAAATTGTTACGTTTAACGATTATCCAAAACTGCCTCCAGCGAAGGATGTAAGTCACGTGCAAGTTACTGCGGTCGGAGATAACCGCGACTGGGCGCGCCGGATTATTGCCAAGCACGAGGCAGGCGGCAGGATTAGCCAGGCTTGCCTTGACATAGCCCGCAGCGCACTGCGATATCGCGACGAGGCCGACGAATGACATGCAAACAATGCGATCAAGGCGGCGGCATGTACCACCTCGGGTGCCTGGAGTGCTTTGCCCGCCTTGTCATGTCAGCCCGACCAAGCAAACAGAGGGCCGGGGCAATGCTGGCAGCAATCGCACGGCATCGAGACGCCCCTGAGCGCGAAAAAATTACGGAGCGGGTAGCCGTGCTATGTGGCAATGCCACTAGGAACGATTTAAACCCACCTAGCGGGGCTCGAAATGGGTGAGGTGAAGGTCTATGTCATGTCGCACGCGGAAGCCCGTCAAAGGGCTTTAAACGCGGTCGCAGAATCTCCGGATGGGTACAGGGTCAAGATTGAGCCGCCGAGGCGCTCGCTTGATCAAAACGCAAAATTCCACGCCTTGTGCTCTGCTCTTGCCCGGCAGTGTGTCGAGTGGGGAGGTATGCCGAGGACGGCCGAAGACTGGAAAGTCCTGTTGGTGTCTGGTCACGCTGTGGCAACCGGGCTTGAGGCTGAGTTAGTCCGTGGGCTTGAGGGTGAGTTGGTGATGCTGCGCGAGAGTACTGCCGCGATGAGTAAGTCCAGGGGGTCAAGTCTCATCGAGTACGCATTGTCGTGGTGTGCGGAAAATAAAATTGTTTTATCTGGTGGATTTAATGAGTAAACAATTGATTTCGCAAAAGGCTATTCTAAAACCTGAGAAACTGATAAAATGCAAGACTTGCGGTGAGTTGTTTTCGAGGCTCCGGCCAATGCAAAAAGCTTGCAGCATTGCCTGCGCGGTAGCTCTTTCAAAAATTGATGCAGAAAAGTCTATTGCAAAGTTAAAAAAGACTGAGCGCAGACAGGACAAGGCAAAACTTGATGCAATGCGCACTAGGCCTGAATTAATGCGTGTTGCTCAATCTGCTTTTAATGCTTACGTCAGGGCGCGTGATGCGGGAAAACAATGCATCTCGTGCGGCAATCAGTTACCTATTAATGCGATAGGTGGTGCGTTTGATTGTGGTCATTATCGATCTGTTGGGTCTGCCCCACATTTAAGATTTGATGAGCGTAATGCATATGGTCAGTGCAAGCACTGCAATCGATACTTATCCGGTAATCACGTTGAGTATCGCAAGGGATTGATTGTCAGGGTAGGGATAGAGACGGTTGAGGCTCTGGAGTGTGACCAAGAGCCCCGCAAATACTCAAAGGATGATTTGATCAGGCTTGCCGAGAGTTACAGGCGGCAAGCCAGGATGATTAAACGATCGGCAGATGTATAAGTGTTGATGGTTTGCGAGAGTCTCTAACGATTAACCCGTCTGCGCGCTCGAGCATCCTCTCGTACTCGTCTGCGTTAAACAACACGAGTTCGCCGGATGGATCAAAAACCGCGAGAGTGTCTAGGTCCGAGAGTAATTGTTTGAGTCGTGTTTTGTGGTCGTGCATGTCTAGTGCCTCGTAACATGGGTGTCTGGGTCAGTCAGATGATTAGCCGACGGTGTAGTGCATAACCGTCCAGCTCAGATCGTCCAGGTTTTCAACCGCGTCAACGTCGCGCCGATCCTGGTAGTAGTAAGCAGTCAGAGTGTCATCGCCGCACGACACGCTGGCCGTGAATTCGATGGTGTCCTCGAGTTCGCGGTGCGAGAAATCCGAGCTTGCTGATTCGACGCGGTTCACGGCCTCGAGGCCGCATTGGGCGATAGCTTGTTTGCGGGTAAGTGTTTGCATGATTTGGTCCTTTAGTCGGTCGTTAGTCAGTTGATTACTTAACACGTGCTTTTTCGATCAGCGAGCGCACCGGGCTGATCTTTGCGGTGTGCATGTCGATCACTTGCTTAGCCGTTACTTTTGCAAACCCTGACATCAAACTATTGCGCGATGCCTGGAGGTTGTCCGCATACCAAGCAAGCGATGGGTCTTGGCGCAGTTCGGTGTTGCTGATCTCGGCATCAAGCACTGCGAGCCAGTCAGATGCAATTTTCGACGCCCATGCGTTTTGTTTTTCGCTGCCGCCGTTGATTTGGATCGTTGCCATGTCTTGCTCCCTGTGTGTCGCAGTGCGTTACTGCATGTAAAGAATTGTATACACATTGGCACAGGATGTCAACAAGTCTCAGCGGTTTTTTTTTTGCATTGATTGACTGTATCTGTAGCGCGACAGTTGGTTGCGACGTAAAATCTAATACACGTGCCACCGCTTAGGCTCGACAACCAGTAGGCGAGACGATGGACAGTAAAAAAGTAGAGTGTAGTGTGCGGCGCAGGCCTCCGGCTGCTGGCAAGGGGCGGCCAAAGGGCTCGGTAAATAAGTTGACTGCAAGCGTCAAAGAGGCGATCGAGGCGGCATTTTACGGCGTCGGCGGCCATGAATACCTGCC